ATCAAGAAACGTTTTTCATTGCGACTGAAGGCAGTTCAGAATCTACTACCTATTGACTTTACGCAGATGTTTGAGCTTGAAGTACTTGTCAACAGAGGTTTAGGCACTGTAGACTGGCATTCGGAGAAAGTCAATAGAACGGTACCCAACCTTTGTAATATAGAGCACAATACTGTATATACGCATGCATTACATATCTTTAAAGCTGTTAGAGGTATGGGTAGCAGGCCTAGAAAGACGTATTGGGATAGTTACTGGTCTAGTAGGAATCAATGGGCACCCACCGGAGCTTATCACTCACAATATGAAGAAGACATGAAATTCAAGTCTGAGTCCCGTGAGATGCGTAATAAGTTGTTTTCATTAAATGCTATGCCAGAATACGATGTAGATCATTTCTTGTCACGTCATCCTAGTACTGTAGCTTGGCCATCTGTCAAATATGAATGGGGGAAGCAAAGAGCTATCTACGGCGTAGATGCTACTAATTTCATTATATCTGGGTTTGCAATGATAGGTTGTGAACATGTGATTTCACCTTTATTCCCCATAGGTCCTACAGCTACAGCTAGTAACGTTACGAAAACAGTCTCTGAAGTGCTTAAGAATGGTGTACCTTATTGTTTTGATTTTGAAGATTTTAACTCCCAACATTCAGTATCTAGTATGCAGGCAGTACTAGAAGCATATTGGACAATATATAGACAAGATTTTTCTGATGACCAAACCAAGGCAATGGCTTGGCTGATTAAATCACTAGAAGATTGCACTATAAAAGCTGAAGCAGGTGACTACAAAGTGGCTGGTACACTATTATCTGGTTGGCGTCTTACTACTTTTATGAACACAATCTTAAATGCTGTGTATACTAAAGAGGCTTTAGGAGGTATAAGTATTGCCACTACCCATAATGGAGATGATGTATTGGCTGGGGTGAAGACTATAGCACAAGTACAAACATTACAGCGCGGAGCAAAACGTCTGAATATACGTTTTCAAAAGAGCAAATGTTACCTGGGTGCGATAGCAGAATTCCTCCGAGTAGACCATAAAACAGGGAATGGCACCCAATACTTAGCACGTGGCGTTTCAACATTCGTACATGGACCAACTGAGTCGACCACCCCCAATGATCTGCAGGCAGTCATCAAATCTATTTCCACACGCAAGCGTGAATTAATTGAGCGCAATGCTGATCCACACAAGGTGAATGAGCTAGTCTTATTACAACTAGAGCATGTGGCTAAGATATGGCGTACGACTAAGACAGACTTAATCAAAATAAATAATACACATGTGTCTTTGGGGGGAGTAACTGAATATATTTCAGAGACAACTTTGAGACACCGAATTGAAAGGACTACTCTTAAACGAGTAGAAGATAAAAAACTAGAGGCAGATAGAAAAAAGCCTCTGCCGGGTTTACACGCATACGCGCGTAAGCTCACACAGAAACTAATCGACCCCCAATATTATGGGAAGATAGTTGAAGCAGGTAAAC